ATCAACAATGAGTCGTCAAGAATGGCAGATATTAAGCAGACACTTTCCTAATTATTTGGCCTGCCCTTATTCATGGGCCGGGGTGATATTCGGAAGTGTATCTGGTGTATTGTTATTGGAGATTATCCTGCATTTTTGTTCGAGATAATCCATGGATATGTTCTTTAAGCTAGTAGCCGACGTAGGTTTTCCCATAGCAGCAGCCTGTGCTATGGGTTATTTCATCTTTCTAACCATCAAGTTCATCCTGGCAGGTGTCACTGGTTCGGTTAATGGACTGAAAGGTATCATCATGGCACTGGACAATCGCGTCAAGACTATGAACCACGACGTCATACGAATCGACACGCTGATGTCAAATGCGCTGGGCGTAAAGCCAGATATCGATCGTATCGCAAGAGCTGACGGTAAGAACGATGCGAGGCGCGACTGATGGATTGGATGATTGATCATACACCTCAGATAGTTGGATGTATTTTCTTTTGTGGTATAGTCTATATGCTTTTGGAAGAACTAATGAACAAGAAGAACAAACATGATTGATACTATCAAAACACATTTTAACAATGACGTCAAGCTGATAAAACAGGCTTGGGAAAACATGGATACACTCAGCCATATATTAGTGATCATGTTCATAACACTGATCTTTATGGTCACTGATAAGATTGCACATGGGATCCACTTCTGATGGATATCGCAGAACTAGTCAATAAGTTTGGTTTTCCCATCATCGCCGCAGGCGGCATGGGCTACATCATCTATACCATCTGGATATGGGCCACAGTGGAAGTGAAACCTGTTCTATCCGAGGCTAACACGGTTCTCATCGCGCTCATCGACCGCATACGCATGTTGGACAACGATCTCATACGTCTCAACCAAAAGCTGAACATCGTGCTACAGTTGCGCGGCAAGCAGATAGAATCAGATCGTCATCTGGAAGATGTCAAAACCAGTGCAGAAGCACAGAAGAAAGAATTGGAAGCTGCCGCTCAACAACGCAAAGCAGCAGAAGAATTAGCACATAACCACACCATAGATGTGCAACCCAATGGCACAGTTAGCGTCACAGACACACATGGTGACGAAACTGTGAAAGTGAATGTCATGCCTCAAGAACCCAAGGAAAAAATCAATGGCACAACCAATAAACGAAACTCAAGTTAAAGACGTAGCAGACGCCAGAACAAAACAACATGAATTGCTACATGGTGATGACAAACATGCAGCACACTTCATCTATTGGTTCAGCTGGTTTTGGAGTGCTGTCAGTGCATTATATTTCTTCGCTGTGACATTCCTGCCCATGCCCAAAGACAGTCAACACTTTGCAGACATCATATTGGGTTTCCTGTTGGGCACAGCAGTGGCCACTATAATCGGTTACTTCTTTGGTAACAGCAAGGAATAATGATGAATTATGGTAACATACACGATTTGTGGGCATTTGGATATCGTCTACCTATAAATGATGCTATTTTCATGGGCACCATGGCTGCATTGTTATTTGTAGCACTTATATGCATAGTGTTTAAAATCTAATAGTTAATAAATATTTGCATGGCAATTCAAGACATGGATCCCGAAAAAGCATTAAAGACTGGTGAGAAATGGGGCAAGACTCTCGCTTCAGCTATCTTTGGTGTTACTGATGTACTGCGTGACGGCAAGAATATGAAATCAGCCGCCAACGCTAAGATGAAACAGCAGAATGCTCTGACTGCTGCCAACAATGCAGTCATCAAAGCTAAAAATGAAGCCTACTTGAAGCAGAAACAAGAAGAAGCGTTCATGAAGATGAGCCACAGTGAACGCGAAGCCTATAAGAAGATCATGAAAGAACAGCGCATCGCATCCACTGTGAAGCAGGCACAGCACGATGAGATGATCAGCGTGGGTCATATATTATTGATCATATTCGGTGTCGCAATCATAGCTGTAGCGGCATTCTTTGGTGCAGTGGCATTTGGTGTGATCCACAGATAAGTAATCTAAAAGGATCAACGATATGGCACTGGGTGACGCAATTCTAAAACAACTGAGTAAAAAAGCAGACCAAGTGGGAGAAAATCCCACAGGTGGTATCAAAAGCAAAGCAGCACTTATCATCAGTATATTTGCTGCCATTTACAGTTTCGATGCCTTTATAGGCAGCACACTCAGCAGCCGTATCCTAAACGAAACAATTCACCTGAACGATGTTTATAGTTTTTACCAGGCCAAGAGCATAAAGCAAAGCCTATATCAGATGGCAGCTGATGATCTGGAAATGGTACTGGAAGATAAAAATATGGCATCTGGTCCACGTGAACAACTGACAGCCAGACTGAACAAATATAAAGCAGCTATCGCCAGATATGAATCAGATCCTGCTACAGGGGAAGGCAAAAAAGAACTGTTGGCAAATGCGAAACAAATCGAAGCCGACCGTGACCGTGCTAAGAAACAAGCACCCTGGATCGGCATTGCAGGCAGTGTGATGCAGATCAGTATCGTGTTGGTCACAGCCAGCATGTTGAGTGCAGGTATGCTGATGTTCTGGGCAGGATTAGCTGCACAAGCAGCAGCATTACTAATGATGGCTCAAGGTTTGTTTTTATTCTTCTGATGTATACTTTGAGCATAGTTTTAATCTTGTCAGGCTTAGTTCTTGCTATATCAGCAGCACTTATCTTTCACGATATATTTATTAATCACTGACAAATTTTTTAATCAATTTAATACAATCGTCGTGTTGCATTATTTCAGCATGGTTTGCAGATATTTCATGAACCTCTCCCACTGACCAACCTCTCTGAGTCTTGAGGCTGACCACACCGTCGTTCTCGTCGAACATGTAGGGGTTGAATCCACGGGTGGTAATAACATGTTGAACAGGCATCGGATAAGCCGCCCTATGTAGGTCATTGACAAATCGACCATTCCGCGCCAACTCCCTGATGAAGCTGCTGCGGCTCATGTACTGTTGCGCCATGCTTACATCCAAACCATCCAATGGGCTTGCAATGGTAGTTATGCTTTTTACATGATAATGCCCAGCTAGAAACAATGCTATCATTCCACCCATACTATGTCCTACAACATGACAGGGCTCTAGGATAGCGTCCACTGCACGTTCGCACACTTGTTGGAAATCATTTATGTCATCACTATAATCAAACATCTGCCATTCAACGCCTTTTAATTTATGGCAAGCATAATTGAATATGGTTGGTGTGCTGAAAGCACCATGTATAGCTAAGATTTTCACCCTTTACTCCCGCACCATTTCAGGCACTTATCCTTCCATTGTCCAGAAGAAAAATCTTTTGGTATATCTTGCTCAAGATAATCACTGTCGGGATAGTAGCAGCAAGAGCTCAATTTACCTTCATAACTTAAAAACAAACTGGGATAAGACAAATGCATACAATTTTCTATTTTAACATGATCGTTTGTATGCACATAGGTGTCAAATGGATCTCCCTTGTGCCTATCATAATTGTTTTGCTTATCCCAAGGTAAAATATCTATAGGTTCACCTGTTTTATAGTGTCTAGCACTACTGGGATAACGAGCATTTTTTACTAGCTCTATCCTTTTAAATCCTAATTTTTGACTGGTCTTTATCACATCTTTTAACTGATGTTGGTTATGTTTAAAAGGTATAAATTGCCATACTGCTGTTCCACCAGATTTTATAAATGCTGTGGCATTGGCGATTATCTTGTTGTAATCTGTATTTTGTCTGTATACACTGTGAGTATCTGATAAACCATCTAATGTGAACCATACTTCATGATTTATATTTTTTAATTTAACTGCTAGATTACGCCACCAGTCCTCTGTTTTAAGGCTTCCATTAGTATGTATCTGTATATGTCTGATGCCTTTATTCAATACCAATTCCAAACTGGATAAAAAATTAGTAGCTGCTATGGCATCGCCACGGTAACCGCAATATTGCACTGTTTCCAATTGGGGAAATTGATCCAAAACTTGTGCAAGCCTATCTAGATCTAGATCAGCTTCGACAAAACCTTCTACTAATCCATATCCCTTGTCATTACGTGGACATACAGGGCAACTGGCATTACATCGGCTAGTTTGTTCTAGATGTAACCATTTTATCATTTAGTATTAGTCCTGAATACGCCATCCCAATCAGCACCTGGAGGATTGGCGATATATTCGTCACAGCGTTCCTGCCACATCTCATAATAGTGATCCATCTGACCTTTAAATGCACCCATCAGATCCTTGGCCATGTTCTTGGCAACAGCAAATCTCTGAGCTTTGTATGCGTTCATCATGGTCACATGATTGATCTTGGCCTGATTCCATTCAGGCTTGTTAGCACCCTCAGTGTTCAATACCGTGAAGATGTCCACGCCTTCTTTCTTGCCTTTAACCGCCAAGCAGTCCAAGGGGAGCGTGAAAAAATACGTTTTGACATATTCGTTGGTCTTGGGCCCGATGACCATGGCCACATGGTATGGCTTTGACTGACCCTCCAATCTACTAGCCAGATTAACCCCATCACCAAGACAGGTGTAATCGAACCGCTGACTACTGCCCATATTACCGACGACAACAGTATCGGTGTTAATGCCCAATCCCATCCCAAAAGGAGGAATTCCCTCTGCTGTGACTTCTTTGTTGAATGCATCTAAACTTCCTAACATCTCTAGTGCTGTGCGAACAGCGTTCTTGGCATGAGCCGCATCGTCTAACGGTGCGTTCCAGAATGCCATCTGTGCGTCACCGATATACTTGTCCAACGTGCCTTCGTTTTCGATGATCTTAGCAGTCATAGCAGTCATATAACGATTCATTATCTTTGTCAAGCCCTGAACGTCTTTACCATAATGTTCACTGATGGTGGTAAACCCACGCACGTCTGTGAACATGATGCTTAGTTCTCTGCTGTCTCCCCCCAGCTTGAGCAAGTCTGGATTCTCCTGCAGCTTTTCCACCATCTTGGGACTTAGATAAGTTCCAAACTGTTTCTTTATCTGTTGCTTGAGTCTGAATTCTCGAACAAAATTGTTAAAAACACATTGGAAAAATACAAGACTACCAGAGACCAAAAGATAGCTGGCATCCAGGAGATAATTTCCATTATCGAATAGACTATTGTGTACATATATTATTCCACCTATTAGTATAGCATATAGCGGCAGTGTTGTCTTTATTCCAGCACGTGGAACGATTATGATAAGCAATATGCTTATCAGAACCAGGGCTGCCAGCTCTGCCAAATCAGCCCAAGCTGGGCGGCTTATCGTAGTGCCGGATATCAGAGTTTGTAATGCCTGAGCTTGCAGATCATGAGCATATATTTCACCTCTGGGTGTACCAATAACTGTACCCAAACCTTCAGCAGTTAAACCAACGATGACGATCTTGTCTGTGAGTTCTGTTTTACTGGTATCATTTAATAAATCAATGGCTTCCACACGCTCGAACTTGCTGTTCTGACTGAGCCATATGCGACCGTTATTGTCTGTGGCGATAGTGGGAAACTGTGGTATACGAACCGCTTCTATGCCAGCTTCGCCAGTCTTGATCTGATAGCTGGGATCGCTGGTTGCCACACGGATGATTTCCAGTGGAAAACTGGGATATAGTTCACCAGCCAATCTGACAATCATGGGCATACGGCGCACAACACCATCTATTTCAGGTGTGGTAGCGATTACGCCCACACCATCTGCTGCTGTGGCTAATGCAGGAATAGGACTGACTCCGCCCCGCCATGTGAATGTCCAGGGCGCAGGATCTTCTCCAATTTTAGCAACACCACGGCGAACAGAGTCTGGTTGTTGTCCTTTGACACTCACAGTCTGGGCAATCACGACGCCATTGTCTTTCAATTTTGCTGCAAAATCAGCATCGCCACCCATGCGGTCGTTTTCACTGAACAACACGTTGTATGCTATCACGGTGGCATTTTTTTCACGTAATTTTTCTATCAGATCGGCAAACTTGTCACGTCGGGGTGGCCATTGCCCCCATGCTTTTAGTGTGGGTTCGCCTATGTCAATCAACACGATGTCTTTGCTGACTTCTTGTGGTTGGCTGGTCATCAGATAGTCGAAGTCTTTCAACCTCAGGGTTTTAACCAGTGATGGATCTGTATATCTGACAAATAATAATGCTGTGGCTATGATGATCACCGCGCCAGTGCCAGTGATCCAGTTGATGTATTTTTCCATACTGGTCCCCTTGATCGTTTACTTATTATATCAGTGTTTTACGTAACTGTAACCTGAGCAAGGCGGGGTAAGACATTGGATACTCATGCTGCTAGCATCAGCTGTGAGTGGATTGTCTTGTAGAGCATTGGCTGTAATGCCCGATCCCGACAGATTGAATACAAAGCTCTTGGGTGCTGAGCCAGCTTGTTGTATTGTAGCTGAGTTATTATTGTTGCTGGTAGTCTTATCCAGGTTGATGGCAGCAGTGTGATTTCCGCTACCAGTCTGGAATATATTCAAAATATTATTATTGTTGTTGGGAGCAATACTAGTGATAAAGTTAGTACCAGATTGTCCAGTAGGCGGAGTACCTATGAAAGCCATGTGAGCACCAGGACCTTCCTGGATTATAGTGAACTGATTATTATTGCCCTGATTTAGAACAATAGCTGTCTGGTTATCGCCCATTTTCTGGTTTACAGTGATGGTATTGAGATCCCCTACCTGATCAATATAAACTGAATCCACAGCATAAACTGGTGTGATCATTAGTAATAATAACAATCTTTTCATTTGCTCTGCCTTATGGTTATGACACTGCCACCTGGTTTGTTGACCTGTTGAAGTATGGGCAAACCATCTTGGTAGATGTTTACCTGAGCCGAACTATCTTTGTCAACTATGACCTGTGCAAAATGGCTAGGGGCTGCACGATACAAGTTTAGGTTGTAATCTTCCACATAATATTTGAGACCCTGTACCTTGTTGGGCTTATACTTGGGTAACATTGGATTGTCATCTTCAGCTAATGCGTTATCCAGCAAACCAGCGTTCATTAGATCGATGATATTTTCCAGGAAAGCTGAATCCAACATGTTTTGTCCCAGCCTGCTGATATCCTCCTGTAACAGATCTACATTTAGAGCATCATATCTGAGCAGGTCTTTGTCCAGTTCGTTCTTGTCCAATATGTTCTTGCCCATCTCATCATGGGTAGCACGTTTGGGTTTGGTCAATATCAACATATTACTTATCTGTGCATCTGTAAGTTGTAGTATAGTAGGTTTGCCTGGATTGCTTTCACGGCTCACTGTCTGAGTGCTCTGGAACATCTGATCCAATGTCACAGTCCCCATGTCTGTGGTAACTGTGATCTTACCCACCTTGCAATCTTTGGCCAGGTTCTTGTAGCCTACAGGACAACTGGGCAACAGCACGATCAGGCTACGACCTAGTTCATCCACAGTCATACTAAAGTCAGTGCCACGAACTCCCACAGTGGCAGTGGGTGTTTCAATGCTGACACTTTGTGGATTGGCTTTAGCAATCTGACCTGATGCAAACTTAGCAGTGCCCAGAGCCATCTTGAGTCCTACCTTGCCAGCATCGCCTTTGGCAGGATCATACACAAAACTGTCTATGACCAGTTTACCATGTTCAGTTATTTTCACAGTGCTGTTGTCTTGAAAGGTGATGCTGACTTTGCTATTGGCTGTGACCACAGCATCATTCTGCTCCACGCCTGAATCTTTGGCGCTGGGAATTACTTGTTTGTCGCGTTGAATTTCAGTAGGTCCAGTCTGTTCGGTTACCGTGCCTGCTGCTGCCTGAACATCAGTTGCCTGAACGCACAGTAATGCTGTTGTTGCTACCAACGCTCTTGATATTGACTGTTGAATCCACTGTGCCACCTTGTGTGACTCCTATTGTGTTGCTGCCGCCTGTGACATCCACGGTTGCATCGAATCCGTTCAGACCCGCCGTGCCGGTCTGGCTGACAGTGATGGCATTGCCATTACCACCAGTGCTTGTCACACGGGCCCTTGCTCCCAGTAGATTGGTTGTTGAACTTGTTATTCCCACTGTGTTGTTGTCACCGGTTGCATCCACTGTGGCTAAACTTTTAGCACCAGATGTGATGTTGACATTGTTGGTATTACCGGTGATATTAGCTGTAATGATTGTGTCTGTACATGCTGTGGTAGGCGCAGCACCGCAACTGGCATTCACAGTGTTGAAACTGCCAGTTACATTGCTGGTCAGCTGTGCACCATTGCCCTGTATGTTGAACACACTATTGTTATTGCTGCCTATCTGGGTTATCATTACCAGCTGGCTGTTGCCACGAAATATGGTCTTGTTTACCTCGTCACCCACAACATTGTTGCTGCCAGTCTGTGTGACATCTATCGTACTGCTACTGCCTATCTGATCGATGTATACTGTATTCTGACTTTGAGCGAACACCGGAGTGGTGGCCATAAATGATAGTGCTAGCAACAGTTTTAAAAACTGTTTCATAGCCTTTAAACCTCATTTTTTATCCGTCTTTCGATTCGCTGCCGCGAGTTCTTCTGCTGTAAGTGGAGCATGTTTCCACAGCCCCTTGACAATGCCTTGTTTGATTAGATCTACCACTGCTGCTTCGATTGCAATTCTCACAGCGTAGGTAGTAGGTTCGTTTATTGTGACACCAGCTTCGAATTCCACTGCTTTGGTGCCAGCGTCGATAAATTTCATTAGGTTAGCACTGGTGCCTGCTGAGTAAACAGTCTTGCTGGCACCCGAACTTAGTAGTACTTCGCCAGTGTGTACACTGACCAATCTGATGATGATTGTGACCTCATCGGTACGGTATTGTGTGTTGCCATCGATACCCAGGAATCTGGCGCCGATACCACCTGATCCCACATTGCTGTCATATCCAATGACACCGCCCTGTAACATGATACCAGCCACCAACATAGGTGCCAGAGGCTTGGCGTTCTGCCCTTCATAGGTCTCACGTTGATTGCGGATCAACTGACGTTCTTTGATCAGATCGTCCAGCCCCACACGTTCCACAGGTTTGAACCATTGGCCGTTGCCTGCATCTTGCAATGCTTTGATCAGGAACACTTCTGCTCCTTGGGTGACGGCACTGCTAAAAGTGCTGAACTTGTCGTTGGGCTTGCGCTGACCGGTCTTGTCAGTGAAGCTGTAAACAGCTACCACGATGGGAGGACCATCAGGTTTGCGTAATGTGGGCAGTTCAGCCAGTCTGGGCTTACTGATGATTTCAGGCATATCGTTGGGTTCCACACTGGTAGGGGTCTTGCCTACCAAGCTGGTGCAACCTGTCAGTGCTAGTAATAATATCAGCCCTATGTTCTTGATCAAAATTTGAAACTCCCTATGGGCACACTGATCTCGGTACGGTTGCCAGTGGGATCTATCATGGTCAACTTGATCATATTTGTTGTCACATCTTTGATCCAACTGATGGTTGTGCCTTCGAAATTCATAGAACCACTTGTGCTACCATCGCTGAACATGGCATTGCTCATCTGTAAACTCAGCTGAGCATAGATGCGGCTTTCCAAGTTATTGAGAAATTTACTGAGATTGGTGTTCTTGGCAGCAGTTGCGATAGCATCCATTGCTGCTTGTTCTTGTTGTTTGATAGCTTGCTTGCGATTGAATTCCAGATTCTCTATGGTAAGCGCATGGCTGCTGAACCCATCACCACTAAAGCTGGGATTTTTAAAACCAAATACTTGCTCGCTCGCCATTAAAGGGCTGGAAATGATAAAAAATACAGCAAAAGGTATAATTTTACGCATGAAAGCCTCCAGAAGTATTTATCTGGAGGCTTTTGCAATTATGTTACTGTTTTTAGTTTTCTATGTGTATGCCGTTGGGCGCGATATGACCAGCTACGCCTGTACGGTCAAATAATACAGTGTGTTCCTTGGGTAAGAACATGTGCCACAGATGCTCGATATCGATGTAAGCACCAGCATCAGTACGGCTACGCATGTATTCGGTCATCTTCTGTAAGATATCGATAAACTCAGGAATACGATTCGTACCAAAGCTGTACACTCTCAACATGTGTTGCATGTCGGTGCCGGTCAATCCTGGTGGAAACTGGCTGAGCATACGTTTGCTGACCACATATTTGTCGCCTACGATGTCGTTTTCATAGTCTGTGGTACGAAATCTTTCAGTAAGTGTATATCTGCCTGACACTTTGAACACACGATCACAACCAGCATAGAAATCTTCTGCCAGTGCCATCTCGAAAAAACCCTGAGCTACCAACAGCTCTGTGAGATTCTTCACAGTGTCCTGATGCTCGATGTTCTTCTGGATCCACTGGACTGTTTCATCCGTGCTGAAGTCCACAAAGCGATCCACATCGGCAGTTAGTTTCTTGATAGTCTTCTTGTCCAGACCTGGCACACTGCAATCTGTCAGACAGATGAAAGCATCTGGGCATCTGGCTTTGATACTCTTGATGGTGTCCAGTGTCTGTTGCAACCGTTCTTCAGGCTTGTACACACTGAATTTGGCATTCACAGCACTGGTGACGAAAAATCCGTATCTCTTACTCATCCAAGTCCAACCAATCTGTACGCTTGAGTGTCCATTCCACCACCTGGCTGATGCGTTCTGTGAGCTCGATCTTGGGTTCCCAGCCCATGCTACGCATGAGGTCTCCGCTGAGTGCATAACGCAAGTCATGTCCTGGGCGGCTGCTGTGGAAGTCCATGAGCTCATAGTTTAGCGGCTTGCCCTGTGCATCTGCAATCAGCTGAGCCAGTTGCAGGTTGTTGATCTCCTGCTTGCCCACCAGATTGAACTTGGGACATACCTTGGTACCCATGTCTGTGTAATGGCGTTCATCCACATTGTTCAACAGGAACAACAGACCATCTGCCACATCTGATGCATGGATATAAAAACGACTGCCAGGAATGGTCTTGGTCTTGTCGCTGTGTACAGTGATGGTTTCACCATCGCGCACCTTACGGATACACATGGGGATATACTTCTCAGGATGCTGACGCTGACCAAACACATTCATGGTATGTGTGATGATCACAGGCAACTTGTAGGTGTTCTCATAACACACTGCCAGTTCTTCACCACCAGCTTTGGTAGCCGAGTAGGGATTACCTGAATTATAACGATCGTATTCGCCATAGTTCACGCCCACTGGCGCTGGACCAAATACTTCGTCTGTGCTGAAGTAGACAAATCGTTCCAGGTTTTCCTGCTTGCGAGCAAATTCCAGGATATTACAAGTGCCCACCACGTTGTCCAGCACGAACTCCATGGGATAGTCGATGCTGCGATCCACGTGACTGCCAGCAGCCAAATGCAGGATGATGTCACACTTTCCGATGCGTTGTGCTGTGAGTGGATTGATCTCTGCTCTGAGATCATGGAATACGATCTTCACACGCTTGCGAGTTTCAGCATCATGATCCTGCATGACATCGTACAAGCGATTCAGGTTACCGGAAAAATCCAGTCGATCCAGACTGACGATATTCCAGTCTGTGTGTTTTAGTAGAAGGTCGATTACGTGATGTGCGATGAAGCCAGCACCACCTGTTACCAATACATTTTTTGTCATAGTATCTCCGCTATTGTTGCTATTATATAGTGACTGCTATCACAATGCAATAATTAATTGTAATCTTTCTGACGTAGGCGTGGCAATCCACGCTCGTGACTGATGCTGTATTTCATGTGCAGAGTGCTGTTGCTGTCACTGTTTTTGGGAACCAGTAATAGGAAAAATTTGGTTCGATTTTCCCATTTGCGCTGTTGTTCTATGTTGATTTTATTATGTGGTGGCCAAGGTTGCACGATGGTGAATTCTGGAACGGCTTCCACCATTTCTAGAATATCACCATAATTCATACATGCCAGATATATGTTATTAGTATCAGGGTAAACACGTTTACTATTCACACCTTCCAATAAGATCAGTGTGTTATTGTTCATATTCATTTTTAGGAATAAGCGGTTCATAAAGATCAGTATCCAGTGGTCTAGTAGCCTTGCTGGCTTTATCATACAAGGCAAAGCCTATGCCAGTGGATGATTCTTCATTGGGATAGGTGACCAGGACAACCTGATTACCATAACCCTGATCGTATAAGATGCGATTCAAACGGTTGTATTGATGACGAATGGAAAATTCAGCAGTACAATCAACAAGTTGACCCATGTTACACCTATCAATAAAGTTCGTGAGCGGGGACTACAACAGCACCACAACGGTCCATCTGTTGCTGTTCGGTATCTGGCAGAGCATCTTCTGGAATCACATACCAGCTGTCCACATGTTCATGCAATGTGGGCTTGTGCTTTTCCACTTTACAGGCCACCTGATGTACCAGACGTTCTAGTACACTAGGATCAGTCACTGGTTTACGTCCCAGCCGCAACACATATTCACGTGTGGCGAAATCGCTGAAATGATCTTCCATTAGCGCAAGTACTCGAGTTTTAACAATCAGTTTCATCGGGTTACCTCCTGTTTACCATTACTTATAACACACTTTGACGCCATGTCAAGACAATAAAAGGGCCTTGCGGCCCTTTTAGGTATTATTTTTTAGCCTTGGGCTTCCTGGCCTTTTTGACCTTTTCTTTAACAGCTTTGACTTCGGCTATAATTTCATTGACCACTTTTTCTGGTAATGCTTCAGCTGCTTTAAGTTCTGTTTCTGCGTTTGCTACTATAGCAGCAACTTCAGCTGTGACTTCAGTTACCATTGCTTCAGCTTCAGCTTTTAATTCCTCAGCTTTAACTTCCACAGCAGCCACTATGGTCTTCACTTCTTCCACAACTGCTTCTGCTTTCACTTCCACAGCAGCCACTATGGTCTTCACTTCTTCCACAACTGCTTCTGCTTTCACTTCCACAGCAGCGATTTCAGTTTTGACTTCTGTAACAGCTTGTTCCACTTGGGCTTCTACAGCTTTGACATCTGCCTTTACTTCGTCTGCGACTTTCTGCACTTCTGCTTCAATCTTAGCCATGGTAGCGGCAGGTACTTCCGTAGTCTTGGGTGTTATTCCAAATAGTTTTTTTAACCAGTTTAACATCGATATCTCCTAGTTTACCTATTTACTACCGGAAGTATTACAGTTTTGTAAAAATGGTTATTTGGCAGGAACTAAATTTTTCACAGCATTGGTGATAGCAGTGTTGGTGACTTTAGTCAGGTCGACCTGAACGTCCACGATCTTGGTGAATACGTCTTTGATTTCCTTGTTGGGAACATAAGCCAGCACTACATTAGCGGTATTGCGGTAAAATTCAGTGATTGATTCGATATTCATTTTCTTCTCCTTGGTTGGGTTGGTGCCTGCACCGTCATTGATGAAGGCTAGTTCTGTAATTGTATAAGGCCACATTGGGTTGATTCCTTTGTTGCATTGCACATTTATTTATAAATTATATTGCACCGCAGCAAAAAAGTCAATGATTATTTTGTAATTTCTGATATGCATGAAGTGCAAAGCTGGCCAAGTTCTTGCCTTTGCTCTCGCATTGGATGTCAAACTTGTCTGCAAACTGCAATACATAATCATTTACAGCAGTATTCCAATAAAAGTCGCTGTGTGCTCGCAACTGGCCCTTCTTGTGGCCCGATTCCAACAACATGTTCATGTCAGGGGCAACGTCTACAGGGTGACCAACCAGATAGTCGTCACGGCTGACACTGTAATGTAATACAGGGCGAACGCCGCGCCAACTATCAAGGATCCGAGCAATGCGAACATCATCAGGCGCAATATAAACTCCATCACGAACCCAAGCATGATGAACATCCAGTACAGTAGGCACAACATCAGCAAGAGCAAGGCAATCATCGATACCATATTTGTATTCCTCGTTCTCCACAGTGATGCAGTTGCGGGCCTCGGGGCTCAATCTGCCCAGGACAGCACGGATACCATCATGACCACGACGACCGCTGATGTGTACATTGCACTTGAAGTCCTGGAAAGTTTTACCATAACCCATCCAACGGATGATGTCAGTGTGATACTCGAATTCTTCTATGCTGCGCTGAACAATATCATCATTATCCGATGCCAGCACCACAAACTGACCGGGATGCATACTGCACCTGACATCAAGAGCTTTAGCAGTGGCACCCACCTTAGCGAACGCCCGCTCGCAATAATCACGCACATCCGGACGCTGCCAGAAATAACTGTACGTAGGCTCAGTGTAGACAGGCAACAGATTGCTGCTAAGACGCACCATTCTAAGGCCGGCATCTTGTTCTCCCACTTTCTTGATCAGTCTGTGTACAGCTTCGATGTTGTACACCATTATGTCCCACAGCTTCTGTTCAGCCACATCACGTGGTTGCCTGTTGAGCCAGGCCACGGTGGTGCCTTGGTCGGTGTACTGTTTGGCGTTATCCTTGGCTTTGAGTCCGGCGGTCTGGTCAGGACGATCCAGCCACTTGCAGCAAAAGCCTATACGATTTGTCATTCTGTTATCCCGTGTTGGAGTATGTATAATGTTAGCACATTCATGGCATCTTCGCGATTACGAAAGTACAATTTATGTCTGACTTTGCTAAAATCCGAACTATAATCATAGTCACTGGCAAATCTTTCATTCCTGATAAGCACCTTGCGCCTATCGAACCAAGCCCAAGGTCCCATCTGACCTTGGGCTACTTTTCTCAATCCATTGAAAGTTTCATAATCAGGTATGACCATCCTGTATTCAAAGTTATAGCGTTTGGCTTTCATACGATTGTCCGTAGGAGCCAAAATCACATTGCCTATTTGTTCACTCTTGCCCATAATACCAATATACATGATATCTGGTATATGTCAACTGTTAAAATACAGCGACGTCGTTTAATCTGGCGAATCTCACCGCATCTGACCAGTCGTTTACCAGAGGTTCACCACGAATATTCATACTGGTATTCAGCAATACTGCACATCCTGTGCGTTGATGCCAGGCTTCAAGTATAGTTCTGATGATACTTGGATTATCGTAGTTCACTGTCTGTACTCTGCTGGTATTGTCCACATGACATATGGCTGGATACTTGTCAGGTTCCAGACAGGGCAGTGCATATTGCATGAAATCGTGACGATTGTCACTGATATCGAAGTAGAAATGAGCATGTTCGGCCAACACCACTGGTGCGAACGGTCTGAATGGCTGTCGTCTTTTGATACGATTCACACGGTTTTTAACATCAGGACCACGTGGATCTGCCAATATGCTGCGATTGCCCAGAGCTCTGGGGCCATACTCTGCCGCACCATTGGCGATGCCTATGACTTCTCCAGCTTCCAAACGATCAATCACTGCTGTGACATCCACTGGACGACGGATATTATGTCCCAGATAGGCATGTGTCAATTTGACTGGCTTCTGCATCTTGTATAACACAGCACCCATGCTGAGTCCAGCATCACCAGGATTGGGCGGCACATAAACCCGTTTGAACAGACCCTGTTTGATCACATTATTGTTGGCCACACAATTCAATGCACAGCCGCCACTGAGTACCAGGTTGGTGGTATTGGTAAATTTTCTAAAACATTTGACAGTTTCTAACAGATATTCTTCATACATCAACTGGGCACTGGCTGCTACATCTTCTGCTCGCCAATCTCTCCAATCGATCAGGCTCTTTATGCCCATGTGCATGTTGTATCTGACATCTATGATGGGTGGATGCCAGTGATTGAACAGCATGATTTTTAGTTCGTCCACATGCTTGGGTTCACCAAAAGCAGCCATGCCCATGGTGATGTATTCTTCCTCATTGGGTTTGAGACCGATGGCATGTGTGATGGCTGTGTAGAATAAACCCATGCTGTCTGGATATGTGCTCTGCCATCTGCATGTCAGCTTGTGGCCTGAACCTTCCCATACGCTGGTAGTAGCCAGTTCACCGATGGCATCCACCACCACGATCATGGCATTATTATAGCCACTGGTGTAATATCCCAGGGCAGCATGAGCACCATGGTGTGGCACGGTTTCTATTTTCACATCGGTGATACCATGTTTGGCCAGATACTTTTTAGGGCTGTTGAACAATGGCCGTTCACCGCTACGCAGACGACGTAGTGCTTTACTCCAGGCTATCTCTGGCCAGATTATGCTGTCTGGTTTGCCACGAGCGTACACATCTTCCAGCAGTGCTATGTTGAGATCACTATCATTTTTCTTACGGCTATATCGTTCAGCATGGGCTGCAAACAGTATGTTGTCTGAGTCAGACAGGCACACACTTGCGTCATGGTTTAGCGCATTTACACCCAGATAAAGCATCACATACTCTCAGTAGATAAAGGGATCTTGCTTACGTAACTTTTCTAACATTTTTCTACGTTTATAGCGAGTATAAAAGGAGTAAAAGTAATTATAAATTCGTTTAAACATCATATGACCTTTTGCCAGCTGTTGCCACCCAGGCATTTGTATATACTTTGCCCATTATTGATGATGGCTATTTCACCAGGTTCACCTATGTTCTCTGGAATACGATCTGCGGCTCTGATCAACAACCCAGCTATCCTGACTTTACCCAGCAACTCCACTTCTCCAGTGGTCTTGAGTCTGATCTGGTCTGTGTTGTTGGTACCCAGCGATACATCAGTGGTACGAGTGCTGCCAGCAAACATGGTGCGTTGTGCTGATTTAACCAGACTAAACTCAGCATCCTGATCCCAAACACTCAGGGCGCCGGCTGCTTCTTCTGTATTGATGCCCACTCTGCTATCAGATACAACCAAAGTGTCATTCATCATGGCCTGGCCACTCACTGTCAATTCAGTGAGATTGCCCACTCGGCGTAGATTGCTGTTTACTATCTGTGGACCCAATGTGTCGGCTGACAATACACTGCGGCCATCCGATACGATTTGTTTGTTGGCTAGATCTATATCTTGCTGATTGTTTTTTGTGATAAGTTTGTCAGTGACTGCGGTGATATAATCAGTGAGTGCTGGACTATCAGTTATTTTTCCAGCGATATCCAGGATGCCTTCCACAGTGATGTTGTTGGTAAATGTGTTATCAGCAATCAGCAGATTCTGTGCTGTTATGTTATCTGTGATGATCACGCCATCAGGATTCACAGTCAATTGAACACGATCAGCTTGATCGCTGATACCAGTGCTGGAAAAATCTCGGATCGTACCAGAGGTAATATTATTTTGACTTACCGTGAATCCGGTAAAATTCATGCTCTCATGTGGTATGCTACCAGGGGGAAATGTGTAATGTTGTACCACGCCGGCCAGTTGTTCTGCCACAGCACTACGTATGAGTGTGGTTAGATCTATCTGGGCCATCTGTTCATTGACTTGTTTGGCACTCAGTTGCAATACATGGTCGGTGATTATGCTGCTGACTATGTGTGTGATTTCCGATTCCAAGTTGCGTTTACTGGTGATGTTATCCAGTATGCGAGTACTGGTATTGGCTACCATGGCACCGATATGTGTTTCCATCTGTTCAGTGATGATCTTACCCAAGTCAACAGCTGATAGTTTTTCATTTATCAGTGACTTTATGGTATTATTGATGTGTTCTTCTAGATTTAGTTCTATCAAGGAAACCTCATGGCGATTATGTGTTCGTAGTGTTTCTTATAGAAACCACGATAGATCAGATTCTTCTGAATCACATAATCCATACCTGACAAATCACTCGCATATTTTGCCAGTTGTTTGAAATACATGGTACGACGCATTTCAGGACCCAACACAATCAGATTAGCATGGTTTTCTATCATGTATATATAGTTCTGCCAATTCTGTTGACTATTTTTGTCCCATAGGTTTTGATCGATCACCACAAACTTGTGTTTTTCCTGATGAGTGGTAGCTTCTATCTGGCTGCGTTTGTGTGGAGCAGTGTTTTTATAATCCTGCAATGTGGTGATTACATAACCCTGTGTGCTGGCTTTGAGTTCGGCTAGACGATCACGTTGGTCCTGTTCTGTATCTGCGTATGTGAGATACTCATCCAGTGCCAGACACAAGTCTGCTGGTTCAGGAAGATCTGCCAGTGAGTCGATGAATGTGGCTGTGCTTTTCCACAGTGCTTTTACTTCTGCACTGGCTACCACATAACAATCATAATGTTTTTCGTAATATAATAACAGAGGATTGAAGCTGGGAAATACTATGCTACGAGGTATATAATTCAGTGTCTGAATAGTCTTGTTGATAATGTCGGACTTGGATTCAGATTGCTCTATCCATTTGGCCAGGTCTGCAATTTGCTGGATTTGTATCCAGTACTGATCATCTTTCATTCCGATTCCTATTCACGTGAAATATTTAGCAGAAATCACGTGATTAGTTAACTAGTATACCCAATTCTTTTAATTCGTCATGTAATACGAAGTCTTCAGGTATCTGCATACTCTGACCAGATTTGATTATTTTGACTATTTTGTCTATCTCTTGAGGAGTCATAGCTGTGCATTTTTTAAAGGCTGCGCGAACCTTGCTCCAGTCGATGTTACCCTTGTATCCAATAATCAGCATAGTGCTTACTCCTAGTATCGATGATACTAAGAAATAGGACAGTTGTCAATTAAAATAATAACGACCATTGATAATTTTCACATCCACAGGCATGTGTGTCTGTTCGAATATCTGATAGCCTGCTCGCAACTGCTGCCAGAAGTCAGCGTGTTCACCTGACAAATCCGCACCGAAACCCATGCGTCGGGGATAGATTTGCAACTGTATACTCGACTGTCCAGCCTGGAAAGCATCACGCATCACAGCATACAGATCCTGCATGGGACCATCTTTGATGGCATAACAGCCGATACTGCTGCAACCACCATGTACCATCAGTGCGCTACCTGAACGACGATGATAACGATCAAACTGATTGGGATAACCAGTGTCGAAGCTGAGCCACTCTCTGCTACCTGGATTCATCTGATAGGGTTTTACTTCATAAAAACCTTCAGGAGCCTGACGGTCACCCTCACGTTTCTTAGGGCCCAGCTCTCCACTAAACTTGCAGATTTCAAAGGTGGCTACCAGCACATAGCTGTTGCCCTTTTGTTTCCACAGTTCCAGTTCATGCTCTGCTTTGAAGATACGCAACAGCACTGGTGCATTGGTGGCCACACCAGCGTCATTCGTCCTGCTGAACATCCAAGCTGATTGTGGTGCTGAGCTGCGATAGGTGCTGCGTGGCTGATCAGGAACCGTGTGAGTACAGGCTGTGAGCAGCAATAATACCAACGATGCGAGTAATTTCATGTCCAGAGACTTCTGCGTACCTTGATGATTTTCATCAACATTAGTTCATCTTCTTTTTCATACTGCTCTTCGATCTCACGAAGTTTAGTAAACGCTGTGTCACTTTCTGTGATCTGTTCAGGTGTGACATCCTCGGTCTTTTGTTTCCAACTATGAGGATACTTTGAACAGTAGGCAGTCCAGCCGCTTGCTTCGTGTGGGTCAGGTCTGGTAGGGCGCGACTTGGCCCAGTCATAGACCAGCTTGACTTCTCTGGCACTGTTAGCTTGGGTGTCAGCGCGACTGTATTCGTCCAGTTCAGGGCTGTCCAGACCCATTTCCCATTCCAGGTACTTGAGTCCCAGTTCTGGACAACGACCGTTTCGCCACTCAGCGTTCTCTACCTCATCACTGCCACACCACATGTGCTTGTATGCCAGCTCTATCTCCACATAGTCGATGATGGCATTGGCCAGTGCGGTGAGGATGCGTTCATCCGTGTCACAGTATTCACCCACTGGACAATCGGTACGCAAAACATGTGTGCGACGTAAGAAGCGATTGCGGATATAATAACGGGTATTGTAATAAGGAGCAGTGACAAACTCGTACACTGCTACGATCCAGTCTGGCAGCGTCTCAGTGAGGAACCAACCTACTGGATGTTCCCGACGGATGCGAGCGTTGATCTCGTCCCACTCGCCCAATCCTGCCCACTTGGGTTTATCGATACCAAATCGCTGGCGTAGTGCTTCCACCCACTCGCTATCGCCCAGATAAAGTCTAGACATAATTGCCCTTTGTGTGTTATGGTGCCCCATGACCGACTTGAACGATCATCTGCCGCTTACAAGGCGGCTGCATCTCCATTTATGCTTATGGGGCATATAATTAGTCATCTAAGATTTGGCCTTCCACTGGAACAGTGTGCTTGACACCATCCCACTGTAGATTTACTTTAGCAGATTCCCGACAAAAGTCAATGACTAAATCATAAAACTCGTTCAGTTCACCACCAAATTGACCACGCAAGCTCTGGGCTAAACCAGTAGCCTTGTCCCAATCACCACCCTTGTATGTTTTGATCATTTCTTCATGCATCTCTTTAAAGAATGGCAAAGTACTTATCTCTGAAATGTTCACTGTTTCCACAACAGCATACAATGTCAGAGGTTGGGCCATCTTGGGCTGCATAACAGTATCCAGTTCCAATACTGTATACTTTTCTTTGAGTTTTTGTGCTACTTCGCTGTCAAAAATAATATTCATGGTATCATTATATATAATTATTATGGTAACGTCAAGAAAAAACCATGCATTTTGATTTAATAAGCGATCTACACATAGACTTTTGGCCTGAGTCAGAACAGATAGATTTCAACGGCCTAGGTACCAGTTTGCTTGCTGTAGTGGCAGGCGACATCAGCATGGATTGGCAAAAGAGCTATGATAAACTGGTGGAATTGGGTCAGTATTATCGCCATGTGATCTTTGTGGACGGCAATCACGAACATGCCGAAGACCGTAATAACATAATGAAGAACTGTGCTGATTTTTATGAAAAAATCAGGCATCTGGACAATGTCACATATCTGCATCATCGTAGCAGTATCATACTGGATGACACTGCCTTCATTGGTTGCAACGGTTGGTGGACATTCGATTATGGTCAGCCAGAATTCAGCCAGGAAGAATGTTGGCAGAGATTGCTGGCCGAGTCAGATGACGAAATGTTCCAAGCAGAGGTCATGCGCTGTGCAGAACTGGATGCTGAAAATCTGTGTATGCAAGTGCAAATTTTCAACAATGATCCCAGGATAAGGAACATCGTGATCGTCACACATACCGCACCGCTACAGCAGTTTGCTTTCATACCTGATCATCTGGCACCATATCACAAGGGTCGTGCTGGCAATAGTCGAATGATCAATGCACTACAATACAATCTGCACAACAAAGTCCGAGCCTGGTGCTTTGGTCACACTCATACTCGTTATGATGAAGTGATAAACGATATCAGATTCGTATGTCATCCCAGAGGTAGACCTGGTGAAAAATTACAGCAGGTCTATTATCCCAAACTGATAGAAGTTTAGTCTTCTGGTTCCAGCTTGACATTCAGCGGGAAGTTGTTGCTACGTGCCAGCATGGTCACTTCCACAGCCTTGCTTTCAGCGATTTCGAATGGCAACACTGCCACGCTGGCATTGCCCTGCTCGTGGATTTTCATTGTCAGATCCATGGCACTTTTTTGATTATGGTCAAATATTTCCATCAATACTGCGATGACGAAGTCCATGCTGGTTACATCATCATTGAGGAAAATAACACGATATCTGGGCGGTGGTGTCAGGTCCAGATTGGCGGTTACTTTGTTACGAACTTTGGTAGCTGTGTCTGTGCTCATGTTTCCCATCACTTATTTAACACAGCGGGCAAGATGCCCGCTGTATCTTCAATTATAACACATCAGTTGATATATGCAATAGCAATTTTTTGGGGTTTATCTTCTTCTGGAATATGTTGTTCCAGTTCGATGATCAGCATACCATTCTTTACTGTGGCACTCTTGACTTCCACATTGTCAGCCAATTGCCAACTGCGCTCGAATTTGCGAGTGGCGATACCACGGTACAGGAAGTTGTTTTCGTTAGGTGTACGAATCTCACCTGTGACGCTCAACAATCCTTTGTGCAAGGTCACATCCAGATCTTCTTGCGTGAAACCAGCCACAGCCACTTCGATGCTGTAGTTGTTTTCTTCATTCTGGATGATGTTGTAGGGAGGGTAACCTGTGCTGTTGGTCACTGTGGTTGTGCTGTGTAGGCGATTGAAAATGTCATCAAAACCCACGCTTACACGGTGAAAGTCATGAAGTTGCTGTAGTAGATTAGTCATTGCTTGTTTCTCCTTTTTTAAGCAAGAATATCAGACAGCCCATTATGGCGCCGTCTAATATTATATATGCATTCAGGTATTAAAGTGCAATACCCTGTGTGCGTAAATCTTTAAGTTTTTTCTGCCAGCGTTTGGCAGCACGTGCCTTGGCCTTCTTACGTTTCTGGCTGGGGGTTTCAAAACGCTCGCGTTCGCGCAACGTCTGGAAAATACCATCACCCTGAACTAATTTCTTTAATTTTCTCAGTGCTTTGTTGACATCGTTGTTGTGGACTTCCACAAACAAACCTTTTTGTTTTAGATCTTCTACTTCGAAACTCATTTATACCTCACGTTTCTTCTTATAGTTATCATATTGAGCAATCAGCCAAGAATAAATGTCATAGGTACTACGGTGTACATATTTGCCCAGGCTGTTGTCTCCCAATACCCAACAGTTGTTGTTGTGTAACAACCAACCTTTGAGCATCTCTTTCTCTCCGGCAAACCGACAATTCAATAACACTGCATCACTGTGCTGAGCCTGATTCAAACACCAGACATCATCTGTGTCCTTGCTGCCATACAGGAACAGAGTCACAGGTTCTGGAAAATTTTTAATAGTCTGGCTCAGACGTTCCACATCAGACCATTCGCAATCCACCAACAATACACGGAAGCGGTCGCTGAGATCCAGATCTGGTGCAGTTACAATGCGACTCTGATCATGCATTATGTTTTAAACTTTCTTCCAATGCTGCCTGTTCAGCTGTCAACAGATCTTCCCATTCCACTTCGGCACGAGCGATGCGACCCATTATCCAGTGTTTCCAACTATCATCTGTAGTATAACTGGTATTCTGGTTCTTGTCAACCGCCATCCAATTGGTGCCATTGAATTTCCACAACATGTCGGTCTGTGTGTTTATCCACAGTTGACCTATCTCGGGATTCTGTGGTGTCTCTGTGCCCAATAGTGTGCTGTGTGCATTAGCTGAAAACTCTTCGGCATCAATGCCAGTCATTTCTTCTATTAGTATTTCTTCTTTGATCTGTAGCTGATGTATGATGTCATCCTTGCGGCGATTCTCCTGCATCAGATGTTCCAATGCCTGACTCAGGTTGCCGATGGTGGTGTAATCGGTATTGTCGATGGTTTCACCAGCGGTTTCCAATTTGAGTAATACTTCGGCCAATTCCTGCTCAGCTATTTCAGCACGACTTATTTCGGCATTTAATTCAGTGAACAATCTGTCGCGTTCCTGTCTCAGCTGTGGATCTTCCACTTGCTTGACCACTTCGACTATCTTTTCCACTTCCACTTCGCGGATGACCTCCACAGGCACTTCCACGATCTTTTCCACTTCCACTATCTTTTCTTCGATGATGGGCACAGGTTGTGTGACGATGCGATCCACATATTCCACAGGACCAGGCACCTCAACTTCCACGATCTTTTCCACCTCGACTTCACGCACAACTTCCACAGGCACTTCCACGATCTTCTCGATCACAACAGGTTCCTGATGCACGAGTGCTTCAGCCTGTGCTTGCAGTTCTGCCTGTTCTTCCCTGCGGCGTGTCATCACCATGGTGACACCCAGTACCATCGCCACTGCTAGCGGATCAAACACGGCCACGATAACGATGATGACCCATCTGACGGCACGTTCCATCATGTCCTTGCTGGCACTGTCATCATATATCAGCTGTGCGATGTATTTGATAGGGCCCACTTCGGCTTCCATCTTCAGCTGTTCCTGGTTCAGCTTGAGCTTCTGTTTGTTCAGCTCTGTGATGCGATTGTTGCTGGCATCTATGCTGGCGTTGAGACTGTCGCGTTCTTTCTTCTGGCCATCACGCAGTTTGGTGGCCTGTGCTGTCATACTAGCAGTGCGATTGTTGTCACGTTCGGCATTGGCACCTGAACCTTTGAGCAGACTGCTGACAGCATCATCCATTTGCACTATGACTTTTCTGGCATCGTCTATACGTCTCTGTTCGATGGCGATGTTCTGATCCACTTGTTGGATCAACAGGTCGCCACCACCAGCTTGACTGGTCACCTCGATGTGAGCGCGGCTTAGGAAGCCAAAGATGCCCATGCTGGTGATGAACATCAGCACTACCACAGCAATGCTCATGTAGCTTTTGAGTAACCATCTCAGGTGTGACCAGTAGGTGTGCAGCCACACCGTGGTGACGATCTTGCCCACTTCTAGTACGCTGCCCATGATCACGATAGGCCAGAACACACCACTAAAGATAGCGGTGAGACCGTAAATGCTGTAGTATGCTGCCACGCCGCTGATGCTGAGGGCAGTGAATAGTGCTAAAAAATTCAACATCACATATTTACTTTACTATTAGCTTTGTTCATTGTCAATAATTACTATCCAGCCTATGCTGTTGAGATCTGTTTTTATTTCTTCTGTGACAGTACCTTCAGCCACATAACCTTCCAGTACATCCCCCATACCTGCACAATAGAATTGCAGGTAATCCTCTGTAACCATATCGTTTAACAATTTGCTGGCTATGCCGCCTGCATAACGCCAGCTGCAACTCCATCGTTCGTCAGCCAACACAGGTTCCACAGCCAGTTTCTGGAATTCATTGTTGCACAAGGCAGCATACAGGCAATGGCAATAAGCGTCATTGCCCACTGCTTTTGCTCTGATATCCTTGCTGTCGTATAGATCACGTTCCAGGCTGTGTTGCATCTATGATCACTTCCGATTCTGTTTCTATCCACACTTTGGCACCACAGCTGAGTGGTTTATCTGGACTGTATATCACAGTGCTGGGCCCCAGTATCTGCACACTATGACCATATGTATTTTTCTTGCCTTGTTTGACAGTGATCACAGGATCACTTTCTCCAGTTTTACTGTTGCGTTTGATTATATGTTGATTGACATGTATGCGACTTTTCATCTTTACATTATAACCTGAATTTTTTAGATTGTCAAGATATTAGTCCGATTGGGTTACAAAGTCAGGACTTACATGACTAAGGTATTCCAGATATCTGTGTGTATACGGCACAGGATATCTTAGTTCAGCAGCCCGTTTACGGAAAGCCATATCGCGCAGTATTCGTTTTTTTATGTTCAGATCAGGATTCATGGTATTGATCCAATTCAAACTTTTGTTGTCGTAGTCCTGTAATATTTCTATACCAATGCTATCCCTATTCAAGTGTACAGGGCTGTCGGGAATCATGCTGAATATACCGCTGAATGTTATCCCCCCTATGGTGCCATCCAGAAGATATTTCTGGTAACGCTCAAGCATGTGTAATGTTTGTTGGAAATCTTCGTCTGTTTCTGTAGGATAGCCCACGAACATCAGGAAGAAATTTTTAATTCCATACTTGCTGCAACACTGTAGGTGATAATCCAGATCTGCATTTTTAAACTTTTTGTTCATGTCGTAACGCAATCTGTCGCTGCCAGTTTCCACACCTATGGCTAAACTCTCACAACCTGCCAGTTTCATATTACGGAAAAAATCCTCCGTGTGAGTGCGTTTGTCCCTGACTATAAACATTCCGTTATAACTGAAATCAGCTAAACCTGGATGTTCCTGTTTAAGTTTGATCATTTCCAGATTAAACTCATTGAAGCTTTTAACACTGCCATTGATCAGACTGTCGGTTATGTAAAAATTTGTTATGCCAGTATCCTTATAGTGTTGCATGATTTCTGATACAATACTCTTGCCACTGCGGAAACGGAAACGAGGCCAGCTTTGTGCTATGTCACAAAATGTACAAGCTCTGACACATCCACGACTGGTTGTGATGCTTATAACACCTTTTTGTTTGTTCTCTAAATTCTGGTAAAAACTGAAATCTATATTTTTATAACTGGGCATCAAAAATTTATCATCCAGATCATTGATCTGGGGTACAAATAAATCTTGGCCGTCGGCGTTGAATAAAGGATTAGTCCTGTCACCTCTGAGGAAATCCAAAAGTATCTGATCGCCCTCTCCCAAAACATAATAGTCTATAATGTTTTGATCCAACAGCTGTCTGCCATAGCTGTGTCCTACCTTATTTGTTTTGCTGACACCCGGCCCTCCCACTATGATTTCTGCATCAGGTAGGGATTTTTTAATCAGTGACAGCACTAATTTTGTCACTGGTATCTGAAAATAACTGAATAAACTCACTAGTATGATACTTGGATCACGTTTTGTGATTTCTTCCACCATGCCATCAAACGCAAACTGTATGTTTGGCAAATATTCATTCAGTGTATCCAGTTTGATATGGCTATAAAGAGATTGATACTGTGCGTCTGTCAATCTTTTTACCATCTCGATATTCACACTGTGACAAAAATAATCGCAGCCCACTGCTTCACATGCTCCTGCAAGGAAAGCCAGGCTTGCTGGAGGTTTGTCGGCATTGATTACATCGATACTCAAACAACATACAGCTTTCATAATATGATATTCACCTTGTCAACTAATTTATCTATACCCTGTATGATATCATCAGTGCTACCAGGGCCCAATTGATAACTCCAGGGATATTTGTAGTTATCACTGTATATGGCTTCATGATGTATGCTTAAATCTAATAGGTAAGTGATTATGGGGCTGTGGAAAAAGAATCGCCAAGTTCCGTCAGGACCAAAATAGGTGCTGCCTTTATCTATGATGTCATTATATTCAAATTCACAGCATTGCCTTATCAGATGATCAGGTACCATCACACCATCTACGCTAACTGCTGTTATCTCTAAAATCTGATCATGATGGGTTTTATCTGTCCTGTCCACTCGGACAGTATGCTTGCTTGGAGTATAAGTTACTGGAATGTTTATAACTTGTATGTTCTGGTTGAATTTATAATCTTGTAATAGTTTATCATCTAAATAAATCCTAGCTCGAGGCCAACCGTTTTTTTCTGTTGATCTAAATGTGAGACTTATAATATTATGCATTTTTATATTTAAGATAAAGCCTGGCGCAAATTGTATTCATGACCACCTCAGGGCGAATAATACACGTTGCTGCTCATCAGGCACCGTCCAATCATCCCACTCTCTGCCAGTGCTATATCTGGCTGCTTGGATACCATTTTCTCGGCACCAGTTTTCCACCAGGTAGGGCCTGACCATAACGACCTATTTCATCGTAATAGTATTCTTCCGCTGTCACAGTGACTAATGCTCGATAAAAATCTGTCATGACCACCTCATGACAAACAGCGTGGCATCTTCCTTGTGCTTGAACATCAGTATAGGCATAGGGCTCATTGTGGTTTGGTCTAATATATAGGCCCATTGTATCTGCATTAGTCGCAGCCATTGTGAGACATCTTCATCGCCGATATATAGCAACTCTGAGAAAGTCTCTGGACAACGACGTCTCTGGGGCAACAGATGTTGTATGTCCACCTGTGTCCAACCGTCCCAATCATTCATGACCACCTCAGTATGAATCTCACGGCATCTTCTTCTGTGGCGAATACGATGTCGTTTCTAACGATGCGAGCATTGTATTCTTTATTCAATATCTCATTGCCATACAGATACTGATCGTCAGACTCCACGAAGTTTTTCCACACTTGTGCATAGTCGCGGGCATACGTTACCCCATCTGGATTGATGCCCCATTCTATGAAACAGATACGAACAGTCATGAATACCTCATCACAAATGACATATACGACATTTCGTTGAAAAAGTCAAGATATATCCTGTCACGGGGATATTCAGCTGAGTTATCAAATCCAAAGCGTCTGACACAGCCCAATTCTTTTTGCATACGCCAGCTAAGGAATATGCTGATGCCATGTTCATCAATCAAGTCCTGTCTTATAGGTTGCCATTCCTGTTCTGTCATCTCCACCATGAGGAATTTGAACTTCATTATCCCCACCTGAGCAGATAACTTGTGACATCTTCCTTGGATAGCATAACAAACATTTTCACAACATATTCATCGCAATTTATGTCCAGATAATTTTTAAGGAATATCTCATATTCCCATCCCTGGTCCTCTATCCAGCTGATGCGTTCCAAGTTGTCTTTCTTGTTCCATTCCTCACGCAGATCCATTATGGGAGTATCAGAATCACGTCTGATGATGAATTTATCCAACAGCAAGACAGCATGAGTCTCAGGCACAGGTTCTGTCCTGTCCTGAGCATTCAACATATTTTGAAAATCGCTAGCCATCATCCACCTGCAAACGCCACAGCCAGCAATGCAAGTTCACTATCGGTTCGGAGATAGATACGCAATTTGCTGTGTTCGGTTTCCCAGGCCCAGGGATCTGATTTATCCAGGAATCGGGCCAGATGCAACTCTGCACCTGGTCCCCACTGACTCCAGCACCACTGACGCATCTGATCGAACAGTTGTGCTTTCTGCATACTGCTGCCTACCACATAACGGGTGAAATAAGGTTCAGCCATATAGGCATATTGTTCATGACCAGTGTATCTGCGGTCCAGTTTAGTAACCTTGTAATCACCGATCTGCATGCCACTGTTCCTCGATGCTGAAACCACCATAATAGCCGTTGTGCTCGTTGTGGTTCACAAGTGTGATGAAACCTGAGTCTGTCTGGATTTCCAAGAACTGGGTGTCGTGGACTTCGTATTCATCATCCTCGCTGACATCAGGACCGTCCTTGACTTCATAGCAGACAAAACGGCTGCCCACCAGGCTTTTTATATCATCGTCGGTGCTCATGTAGCGATTTTCACAGCAACACTGACCGTTGTCACGCAGAGTCAACTGACCGAAATCGAACTTCAGAGTGATGCTGTCTTCATCTACCTCTGCATCACGGATGATCATTCCTCTAAGCTGCTTCATCTAACACCTGTCGAATATGTTTGCAGTCCTTGCGGAAGCCATAACCTGGGCAAGTGCAAGTACGCTGATTGCCTTCTATGGTCACACTGTATGTGCTGCCTTTGCTGCCAGTGATAACATACACACGCTTGCTCTCTGGTATCACAGGCACTTGTACATATTCGCTACACTCTGCGATCCATTCTGCTGGGATGATGTGCAGTCCTTTGTGATCCACGATACATACTGCACCAGGCTCTGCCCATGCAGGAGCAGGCACACGCTCACCAGTATATTCATGGAATTCGCGCACCACGCCGCGAGCATACAGATGACGTTTGGGCCACTTGGGGTCACGAACTTTAACGTACATCTGTATGCTCCTTTTTATCACGCTTGCGATTGTAGCTGCCAGCACCCTTGCGAGCAACCACAATGCGCTGGCGATACTTGCGATCTGCCAATGCTTTTGCCTGTATGCTACGCTGTTTCATCACTCACTCCTGTGCTCTATATATCCAATATAGCACATAAAGACCAGCTGTCAACCAGAAAAGATCAGCGAGGAACCAGAGATTCTATGCTTTTTGGAGTATAATCCTGCACTTCCACACAGCAATTTATGTGTTGTGGGCCGGGACTGGCGTTCTGATGTATGTGACCGTGTAGGTTGTATTCCACCTTGAACATGGTGCTCTCATGTACTGGCACATGAGTCAGCACACAGTTGAACTCTGGAAACATGCGCCACATCATGATCTTTTCGAAATGCTTGTGCAGGTTCTGGTCCTTGCCATTGTCATGATTGCCCAAGATCAGACGCTTGCGGCCACGCAGTCTAGACAGTATGGTTGTTCCACGATTGCCGCCCATGTAGACATCGCCCAGATGATATACGATGTCGCCGTCTTTGACCACACTGTTCCACTGAGCGATCATATGCTCGTCCATGTCATCCACGTTTTCCCACAGTGGTCTTACACGGGCTCCTGTGGTGCTGTCAGTGAACTTCAGCATATTGGCATGGCCAAAATGTGTGTCGGATACGATGAATATGTCCCGGGTCATCACATATAATCCATCATTATCCACGTGCTGATCAGACAGCCTATGAGATATATTGTTACCAGTATCTCTATGATAAACATGGCGATCCCCTGTGTATAATTCAATATAACACAGGGGATCAATTTGTCAATCAGAATTTCCAGTCCAGCCCTACCATACCAGTGGTGTTAGTATAGCGGTTGCCCTTGGCGTAACTGATGCTGGCATTCACGCTGATGTCATCAAAGATCTCTTGTTTTACTGTGGCCTTGATGCTCTTGACATTACCAAAATCTCTGGTCTGTGTGGTACGTGCTTCCAAGCTGACATTATCATTAAATTCATAACGTAATCCTGCATAGGGCAATGTCTGCACAGTGGCGCCAGTACGGGGAGTGGCAGTCAACATGGGGTTAGTATTCCATGCATCTGTGATGGTGCTGCGTACCACTGTGACGCCCACCAGTGGACGGAAGCCCCAGTAATTTTCAGCACTATACAAAGTCACATCGCCATACACCAGAGTCTGTGCAGCCTTGCTGCCGCCAGTAAGTCCCACTTCTGGAATGTTGGTGCTGGTGCTGTATACGCCCTTGCTTACACCTGCTGATGCCTTGACCCAAACATATTCCTGTTTGGTCAGTGCATACACAGTGCCTGTATAGCTGTCACCGCTGGTGCGTGTGTTGATGTAACCTGCACTCTCGGTCTGTGTGGCACTAAAAGCAAATCCGCCTGTGTTGTTGTCAGCACTGGTCTGCCAACCGCCTGACAATGTATTGGCGTTCATGCGTCCGTTGATGGTAGTGCGACTGAAGCCAGGAATAACCCAGGCGCCGTCCTTGGTGCTGAGAGCATCTACTATGAAGGGATTGCTGCGAGCAGCCTTGGTTATGTCAGTGATGCCTGTGTTGCTAGCACTGCCACGTGTGGTCACAGGTGTCTGTATGACCTCATTGTTGACCACGCTGGTTGTTACTACCTGGTTGTTCACAGTGGTGACGTTTACCGTTTCCTGGCTGTTGGTCACACTGTCAGTAGGAGTGCCATATGTAGTGCTGATAACATTACCTGATCCGTCCACTGTGGTTGTGGTTGGTGTGGTAGTCACAGTGGTGGTTATGGGAGTCACAGTGGTGGTCACCGTGGTGATGGGAGTCACCGCAGTAGTGGTGGTGGTGATGGGTGTGACATCTGTGGTCACCACGGTCTTGGCCACGTCTGTGGTCCGGGCACCCTGGGCCACCTGGTAGAAACTGCTCTTGTTCTCCATGGTGATGCCGCGTGTGTTGACCGCAGTGGTGGTGGTCTGTCCTGGTGTGTTGACAGCTGACACAACAGGTGTGCCACGTACTACAACAGGTGCTGCTGCCACAGGCGCTGTGGTAGCCACGCTGGCCACTCCGCCAGCACTGGTGCTGGTGGTGGTTGTGCTGCTGCTGCTGGTACTTGTGGTAGGTGAGCCATTGGTGGTTGTTGTGCTGCCATCGCTGTAAGTTGTCACAGTGGTGGGTGTTGTGGTTGTGGTAGTAGTATAAGGAGTGGTGGTGGTTGTCACAGTGTCATTGTATGTGGTCACTGTGGGATTGCCGTTGGCGTCTGTACCGTTCACCGTACGTTGCACAGTGGTGGTGGTCACAACAGGTGATCCGGCCACTGGCTGGCTGGTGGTAACCACAGGCGTACCAGCGGCAGTTGACACTACAGTTGGACCTGATGGAGCAGGTGTGCCACCCCCCGGATTATTAGTGCTCATTGTGCTGTTATAACCCCCAGCAGTTCCACTTATAGTACCACCAGTTGCGCTGGGTCCGCCACCGTTCTGGTTAGCAACAAGACCTACTGTGCTCTGTCCTGGTTGACCGCTGCTGTTGACGATACAGGCATTGCTGCCGCCCCATGCACCTTGACAAGCACCGAAACCTGGACTTGCTGTCCAACCCTGTGCTGTGATGTTGTTATAGGGACCAAACTCTGGATTGTACAGCATGTTGTTGCCAGCACCGTTCACTGTCAGTGTTGGCGCACGATACCAAGGACCGTAGTCGCCTGCCCAATAGCTGCCGTCGATACCATACATGCTGACCTTGGCATAAGCTACAGTTGCTGCCTGTGCTTGGGTCAATGTCTTGCTGATGGCCAGTGTGGTCCAGGGAACAGCAGGATCGATCTGTGGATTGCCGCCCAGTGCAGTTGGATTGGGCAGGTTGTTGCTGAAACTGGTGTTAGCACTAGTGACCAGTGCATTACCGCTGGTGAAGAACTCTATCTTCACGTTAGCAGTATCCGATTGTCCTGCACGGCCACCGCCGTTGTGTGCCAGGACTGAGAAGTCGAAAGTTCCGCCCTGTTGCATAGTGCTATCGAACACTACGAACTGGCTGATGGTAGTTGTCACATATGCTGTGGCTATGCTGTTATAAACTTGCTGTGCTGATGCTCCACTGACCGCGAATAGCCCTGCGATCAAAGCACAGGCTTTGATTAGATTTTTAATCACAATTCTCTCCAAAATGATTGATTTTTTGTCGAAAAAAACTATTTTAGATTGAATTGTTGAATAATAAGGTTGTTGAGTGCCCAATATTTATCAGGCACTGCAACAGGATTTATGCTACTTTAAGGTCTGAACCCACTTCAGCGTAGTTTTTACGTGCTTTTTTGCCAGCAGTCACAATTTTGTCTGCTTCGATCTGATGATTGAGTTCATCGATACGGCTGAGGCTGTTTTCCACTTTGGCATTGGCTTCTGCCACAGCCAGCTTCTGTTCAGCAATCTTTAAATCACGACGACGAAGTTCCACGTCATATACAGCACGTTCCAGATTGCGGCTGTGTTCGATATCTTCCATGCTGACAGGAAGGTCACTGACGCCTGTTTCACGTAGTTCTTTCTTGATATACCAGGCATGAATCTTGAGTATAAAATACCAGACAGTGCTGGTGAGAATCACGGCCAATACAAAACTTGCGCCGTCTACTTTGTTGATAATATCCATAATTGATCTCCACTTGGATCAATTATATATCTGGAATTAAATGCGCCTATAAAAATAATGGCCGCCGATCTGTGCCACTTTGACCAACCGTTTGTCACGGAACGGACGATTGTTGAATGAGGTGGCGCCATTGCTGACATCTGCATGGAAACCCAGCATGACACTTTCAGCTATCACCATGGCTTCTTCATAAAGCATCTGGCTGGCAATCTTGTTGTTTTTTCTGCAAGCCCAGGTGAACTGGCATCCTACTTGTTGGTAATTATGCTGATAAACCACACCGCATACATTTTGAGGGTATACACCGCTGTTCACACGGTTTAGCACCACTTTTGCCACAGCGATGCGCCCGGCCACAGGTTCATTACCCGCTTCGAAATAGATGGCCTTGGCCATACATTCCACTTGCTTGGTATCAGGAGCGGCAGGTGCTGCCCAACTGATCCATTCGCCTGCTGATGCTGGCGATAAGGTCGCCAGCACCACAGACAATACTGCTATCATCTGTCTCATGTAATTACTTACTTCTTTTCGGCAAAAGCCTTGATCTCTTCGGCCAATGCGAAGATCTGGTTTGCTGTGGGATATGTGGGCCAATCTTTGATCTGTTCGCCCGCATCTTTACGGATTTGTGCTTCCGTAAATTCACAATGGTATGCATTGGTCAGTTGATCCCGTGCAGCCAAGTAATAATTGAACCGTTGTTCATAAGGTGTAGTTCCCATAATTTTTCTCCTTTGTGTGTTGTGTGTATATGGGTAGTTCAGTGGCCCGTTCTGTTTCTAGGTGGAGCCATACCCAAGGTGTTATGCAGCTAGTGCATAATCCTGTGCAACGAAGTTATCGTTAGCATTTGTCATTTTGCTTTCTGTCTCCGCTAGTCTTTATCACACCTGTCGATCCTATTTCGCCCCCAACAAAGATACACCATTAGTGTAACTATGGTGGAGGCGCCGGGTACCGCCCCCGGGTCCAGTGAGCCTATTCCACTTCGCCTCAACGACATAAGCATATTATTTATAGCAGCATCTGTTACAGGTGTCAACTATTCTTTTTAGTTGCTGGATCATAAAGACCATCTGGACCAACACCACCCCAAGCCTGTGTGAGGTTACGATCCAGTCCAGTGTCGGTATTCTGCAATAATATATCAAATACTGATTTAAACTGGTCCAACAATCCACTGATGGCACTGCCCAACAGGGTGTGTGCCAATGCTGTGCTGTTTGCTGGAGTCAACTGACCCAACAATTCCATGACTCCGTAAACCATCTGATCTGTAAAGAATGGATTATCATATTTGGTAGCACCGATGTTGCCATACAATACTTTGTTTATGATGGCCAGCAAGTTGGCCACAAATACGTTGTTGTTTGTCAACAATAGTCCTTTGGCGGTAGCAGTGGCGAATATGGTCTTGCCTTTGTCCAATCCGATCAGATAGGCTGCATTGCCTTCGAATCTGACATTGCGATTCAGGATATCTGACAGTATGCTCAGACCCAGGCCTTGACGGACATTCTCGTTGACATTCTGCCACATTATATCATAGAAGGCTTCGTCTGCCTGTGCTGGTAGCAGAGCATTGGGATCGATACCAAAGTTACGCAGATTGCTGTTGCGTACTTCGATATAGGCAGCATTGGGATCTGCTGGCAACACAGTATCTTGTAGATTGAATGGAGTATAAGCCTGCGGTCCTGTATACATTCCCTGATAAAAGCCCAGTGGATCACGATAGTATTGGCTTTGTGGATAGTTGAATCTTTCGGTGTTCACGCCCAGAGGTTGTAATATGTCTCTGTTATTGCCCATGGCGATAGCACCACGGATGGCATCACCATACAGATTATCTGCTGCGATGCGTTTCATGTAGTCACCGATCTGACCATACCCAGTTTGTTGAGAATATGTGGGCAATGTGTTAGCAAACAAATAGGCACTCATGGGACTGTTCAACACATTTGTATCTGTGAGTTTGATACCAAATTTGTCACACAGATATGCTTCTTTGATGATCTGAGCACAACTGGCGTTGTGTGCTTTTTCACTCGCAGCAATGGTGGCCTGTAACTCTGGATCTTGGATGTTGGCTATAACTGTCAACTGTGCTTCGATATAAGGACAATAAGCTGTGATCAAATCATCCAGTGTTTCATATTGAATGCCATCGAATGGAGTACTGCCAAAGTTTTGTACAGTGTTTGTACCATTGGCGCCTGTGACATACAAGCTGGATGTTATCATTACAAACCCTTTGGTAGCACCAGCGCCATTTTCGCCACCATCACTGGGTGGTTGTGTATAGTAACCACTGATGGCATTACGCAATATCTGTATGCGACGGATCAGTTCTATACCTTCTGGTAATTTACCGATGGCTTGGTTAGCTGCGGTGATATAAGGCAATGTGTCTGTGTGTACATAACCAGCGGCTGTGCCTATGAAATCGGCCATGGTAATTTCGCCCACTGTGCCGCCACCCCAACCAAATGTGCTGTTGATCAATTTAATGGTAGCTGGATCATAGGGAGTGCTCAGCTGGCTAAGATGATTTAGATTTAGACCTGGATCGATCTTGGCCAGTGCTGCTGCCACATCTGCGAATGTAGTAGCACGAACGATGCCTATACTGATGAACTGCTGACCTAGATCATGCCAGTTTTTGGCCACGCTGCTCTTGCTGAAGTTGGGACACATGTAGGAAAAACTGGTAAGTTCACCCAGATTGTAAATCTGTCTGTTCAGATTGAAGTTTACGCTCACTGCTCCCAGTGCTTGTTCATCTGTGATGCCATCCAGTATTTTTTGTACCGCTGCATCATTTTGAGGAGTATCCAGTCCGGCAACTGGTATCTGTGCAGCTATCAGAGCCTGTGTCAAACCCGTGACTGTTCCCAGTCCAGCAGCCATGATCTGATAGCCCACATTAGCAGGAGCCATTATTCTCAGCAAGTTACTGATGTTGAATATACCCATGGCCAACATGTCTTTGGCAGCACCGTTCAGGTTTCTGGTCAAACTGGTGGTACCGAAACTCATAATGTCGTTCCAGTTGTGGAAGTTGTTGCCCAAACCACCTGGGTTCACAGCACCAAATTTGGCACCAGCCGCATCGTTGGCATGGCCGATCATGGTGTTAGCCACCTGTGCAAATGCACTGGCACTGTTTATGTTGTTGATAAAGTTTGTCAGGTTACCACCTGGTCCTTTACCCAATATGTTATTGCCCACATTCTGGATCATACCCACGGTGCCACCATTTGCTGCCCACTGTGCCACCAGATTGGGCATGTTGAATCCAGGTGCAGTGGCAATGGGATGCATCAGGTTGCTCAGGCCCTGTGTGACACCAGTGACCAATGCCTGTGATAGGATATTACTGATGGCAGGACTGATGTTGCCCATGATGCTGCTCAATCCACTGCTGGCTCCCAGATTACCGATGGCATTCATTGCTGCACTACCGATAGCACTGAAGGCACCACCAACGGCTCCGCCAGCAATGTTCATCAATATGCCTGTGAGACTGATGGGTCTGCCACTGAGTACACTTGCCACAACCGATCCCAAACTACTGGCCATTGCTTGTGTAACACCATTTACCACACCGCTGACCACACTGGAACCCAGACTGCCGGCTGCGAAACCCATGGCACCACTGATACTTGTGGCCACACCACTGAGCAATCCTGCTGCCGCAATACTGGCAATAGCCCCGATGGCAGCACCGATACAGCCTGCACTGGAATTGCCATTTTTAGTGGGCGGAGTGGCAACATTTGTGCCGCCGCCCTGTAATGCACTCATACCGGCCTGCATACCACCTGAGGCATTACTCCCGCCCAGAGCAGCTAACCCGCTCTGTGCATCACCACCACTGCCTGCATAGGCTTGTAGGAATCCACTGTCTCTGCTGGTCATACCATAGTTGCCGTATGCTGCGGGATTCAAACTGTCCACACCAGTACCACCTGGATCACTGGGACCACCGGCATCTCGCCAATTTTTAATGAAGGGATTGAGACTGCCATTGCCTCCCATGGCTGCTGATGTGGCCACGGATTGCACTTCAGGGCTGGCGTATGCCAAGCTGGGTTCTTTGGCAACAGCAGTACTGAAAAACATGCTTTGTTGGATCTGTAACTGGGTGCTGGCAGTGGCATAATCCCAGGTTTCTCCGGGATTCACAGGTCTGGTAGCCAGTGTGTTGGGATCCACATAATAATGGAAACCTCCAATGGCTAATCCACTACTTTTGCTGGGATCACTAGCAAAGTTATCCATATGGGTGGACATTGTACCGCCCTGTTTGGGAAAACCCTGAGTATTGACCCACCATACCGCATTATCCTGTGCTGCTTTGGGTGGAAGTGTGTTTGTGATTACTGCTGAACCTGCCATTTTTCTACCTTAAATTTTTTTATTTTATAATACCACCAGCCGAACCATCATTACCACTTGTGGTAGTCATGGGAGTGTTGGTGTCATGACTGGGTGCTTGTGCTTGTGATTTACTGGTCTGTAGTGCTGAATTGTAAAGATTGCTGATGGCCTCACCGCGTAAACCGCTTTTGACTATCTGTGTGATACTCACTGGGCTGGGTGTTAGCACTGGTGGAACCCACTCGGCACTAGCAGGCTCGTAAGTGTCCACCGTCACATTCAATACTCCAGGTATGGCAATGGGCGCACCGGTAGCCCTCAGTGTCATCATTCCAGGAGCCTTTAGCCGCAGACTGAAATCCTGGTTGCTACCCAGATTCTTTCCTGAACCTGGTGCTACGCTGCTGCTGTTTTTTTGACTGAAATAAGTTTTGGCTGTATTATGATCATCCGTGACACGAGGAATGTTTGCGCCAATCTGTTTGGCAACATAGTCAGGCACAGTGGGCGCAATTAGATTTTTAGCATTTGTGTCATATGTGTTACTGTCTTTGCCCACGATATTTTGTAGATAGGCACCGTTGATCAGGTTGGTGTGTAGCTGTTGGATATCTGGACCAAAAAAGCCACCGTCATGTTCGAAGTTTTCCACACTTACACCGCCAGTGGTCACTCCCAATCCTTTGCCATGGTTATAAGCACTGAGATTATTGGGACTGGCTGCAAATGTATTGGCATAGGTTGCTGGCAAGTTCACAGCTATACCAGTCACTGGATCTTGCAGTGGAGGATGGTAACTGTGTATGACATTCAAACCGGGAATCAGGCCGCTGGTTGTCCAATCATACAGGTGTCCGTTCAAGATCGATAATTGATCTGTTATGTCATTGGGACCTAACAGACTACTGTAACCCAGAGTATTTGTTTTGTCTTGTATGTCATATTGGCTGTTGCTGTAATATTCCAGATTGCTTACTACAGCACCACTGGTTCCTGCCACATACATGAGATTTTCTGTCACCACAACTGCCACTGTGCCTATCAGATCGTTGACACCATAGGTGTTGTTGTGTACATTGGGCACTTGTATCACATTGCCAATGGCACAATCTGCGATGAAGTTTGTACCTATGCCTGTGACAGCACCGTTGCCGGGATAAGTGGTGATATTACCTGAGGTAATGAAACTGTTGCTCCAGATCCACTTGTATGTGTCATAATACCATTTGTTGTATCTGTAAGTCTGATTAGTCGACGTGCTTTTGGCATTGCTTATCAATGTGAGTGCTGTATTACTGGTTATATTTTGCACATAACCTAAAAATACATTTGCACTGGTCAATAGTTGGCTACCACGATTGAGTGTGGTCAAAAATGTTGTGCTGCTACCAACTACCGCATTACTGGTTACAGTGGTGCTGATTGTGCCTGGACCGCCGGTATTACCTGTTGCTATGGTCATTTATGTACCTACTATCACTGTGCCTGGAAATGGTATCATGGGATGGATACACAAGTCCAAGCTGCCGAAATAAGCTGCTTGCCTACCATTGATGGTCACTTTAAAACTACAAGGTCCCATGATGGGGTTGGGTGGATGCACAGGTGGTTTAGGTATACCGCTGGGATGCGGCAATACCAGATCTGCCTGTCTGCCTGCAGGCATACCACCAAATATCACATTAAAACTGCCTGTAACTTGCAGTCCCAACATTATATTAGGACTACCTATCTTGGTAGGATATGGCATACTCGTTCCTTAAATTGCTTTGGCTATGGTCAAACCTGTGGTTTTAGCCAGGTATTGATTAGCCAGTTCTGATTCTGTGGCACCATGAAAGGCCACTGCATGTTTATTTAACACCACAGAACCTGCGTTGGGGCCCAAACTAAAAACCGCAGGGGCCAGTCCAAATCCACCTTGTGGTGTATGGACTAACACATGCGGTTTAGTCAGTACATAGGTAGTGTCTGTTTCTTCTGCGATCCTGGCAACAACTTCTTCGCCAGCAGTGGTCTTTAGGGTAACTACTTGATTTGCCTCATAGGCCTTTTTGTTCAATAACACGTTTCTTTTCCTGGATATCTGAAGGATGCAACTGGGTCAGTCCAGTGTAGCCGCCCTCTACCAGTAATTTATCGTTATAGTATAACTGTGGTACTGTTTTGTGACCTTGAGCTACCAGCCATTCATGTAGTTCTGGATTTTTCGTGATGTTCACTTCTTCATATTCCTCACCGATCTTTTTCAGATAGGCTTTGGCTCCATCACAATAGGGACAAAAATCTTTGGTATAAACAATTATCACTTGCGATCTCCCATCAGTTGCAGCAGGCTAGTAAAGATGTTTACAAAATCCAGATACAAATTCAGTGCACCAAATACACCGGCTTTGTCACGCTCTTCCCCCCACATTTCGTAATATGTCTGTTTGATCTGTTGCATATCCCAGGCTGTGAGACCTGTGAAGATAATCACACCCAGCGCAGAACAGATCATCTGTAATGCACTGCTCTGTAGGAAAACATTTACCAGTCCAGCGATGATGATACCGAACAGACCCATCATCAAAAAACTGCCCATATTACTCAGGTCACGTTTGGTCGTATAGCCCCACAATGCGGTGGTGCCGAATGTAGCGGCTGTGATGAAGAACACCTGGGCGATGCTGGCCATGGTATAAGCCACAAAAATACTGCTGAGGCTCAGTCCCATCAGGGCACTGAACACAAACAGGCAGATCTTCGCTGTGTCTAAGCTCATGCTATTGGCTTTGAACCCCATGAAAAACGCCATACCCAGTGGTGCCAGCATAACCACCCAAGCCACCGGTGTGCCCCAGATGGCAGATACTAGTGCTGGGGTGTTTCCCACCACAAAAGCGATCACACCACTGATGGCCAGTGCTGCTGTCATATAATTGAAAACACCGATCAAATAACGACGCAATCCTTGATCGTATGCTTGTACACTATCTGTATAATTGTCGTACATTGTATCTCCTTATAAACTAAATCCAGCGAATGTTGTATTGTCCACGTCTTGTACTGTGCCACCCTGCACATAACTGCTGATTTCGGTCTCCTGTGGTGCCACTTGCACATCACTACCAGCGATCCATTTCTGTGTCCAGGGCAGTGGATTGTTTTTGGTGGCATAAGGCTGACCCAGCCCCACTGCCTGCATACGCTTGTTGGCAATGAACTCCACGTACTCAGCCAACAACTGATAATTCAGACCGATCATGCTACCGTCTTTGAACAGGTATTGAGCCCAGGCTTTTTCCTGCTGCACTGCTGCATCGAACAACTTGACAGCCTCATCACGACATTCTGCTTCGATTTGTGCATAGTCAGGGTCGTCTTTGGGCAGGATCTTAAGTAGTGTCTGTGTGCTGGCCAGATGTAGATTTTCATCACGTGCAATGAACTTGATGATCTTGGCATTGCCTTCCATCTTCTTGAGTTCAGCAAAGGCCCAGCTACAAGCAAAGCTGACATAGAACCTGACACCTTCCAGGATGTTCACGCTCATCAAGCAAAGCCACAGGGCTTTCTTGTGTTCGTATTCATTGCCCCGGTATGCTTCAGGATCGTGTGCCATCATGTTGTTATAATGGATCAGCTTGTCATACCAGAGACTGATGTCGCCAGCACAGTCAACAATCTCCTGGATGTCCATGAGCTCGTCAAACACACGGCTGGGGTTGGCGTACACATTGCGAATGATGTGGGTATAACTGCGACTGTGGATGGTCTCTGAAAATGTCCAGGCCACGATCCAGCTTTCCAGTTCAGGCAAGCTGCACACAGGTCCAAACGCTACCATGGGAGCGCGGCCCTGCACACTGTCCAGCAGGATCTGTCGCTTGAGGTTACTGGTAAAGATATGCTGTTCGTGTTCTGTCAGATCTTTGAAGTCTTGGGCATCACGCAGAGTATCCACTTCTTGTGGCAACCAGAAGAACGATAATTGTTTTTCTGTCAACTTATCAAATTGACGATATTTCATTGTATCATATCTTTGAATAGTTACTCCCCCGTTAGGGTCTAAGAAAGCTAAACTGCGAGTA